AGAATTTGAACCAGACTTGCGTTTGTTCAATCATGGTAATAATGCAAAAGCAGCAGTTGATCTAGTTGATACCTTTACACCTGATGTTTTTAGCACAATAGAAGGCAGTGTAGGTTATAATGTTGATGGCGTTGATTTAGCAGATGGTATGCGTGTTTTGTTTACAGCAGATCCAGATAGTCTTGTCAACGGCAAAATTTATCAAGTAAACTTCATTACACACAATAACAATTTACAGATTAGTTTAGTTGAAACTGCTGATAGTGTGCCTTTAGAAAATGAAACAATTTTAATATTAGATGGTGATGTAAATGCTGGTTGTATGTATTGGTATGATGGTACACAATGGAACAAGGCACAAGATAAATCAGGATTGAATCAATCTCCAAAATTTGACTTGTTTGACAACGAAGGAAACAGTATAGGTGATAGCACCATTTATGATAGCACAGAATTTGTTGGAAACAGAATTTTTAATTATCGTGTAGGCGAAGGTGCTGTTGACAACGAATTAGGATTTCCTCTTACATACAAAAACTTTGTAAACATAGGCGACATTGTTTTCGATTTTCCTTTATTGAACAAAACATACAACTATAAAGTAAATAATGATTTTGTAAAGATTTCTAGCGATACCTTATTCTTAAAGAAATACAAAAATCAAAAAGACGAATTTGTAAATGCATGGAAAAAAGCAACAGTTAAATCACAACAATCGGTAGTTAGAAAATTTACAGGGTCTGAATTTACAAATAATTTTCCTATCGATGTTTATAACAATAGCGGCAATTTAACTGACTTAAAAGTTAAAGTTTATGTAAACAGTTTATTTAAAACACAGGGTATTGATTATACATTACAAAATGAAAATAATGTTAAAAAGATTGTGTTTACAAACAATTTAGAATTTACCGATATCGTTGTTATAAAAACACATAGTAATGCAGATAAGAATGCAAATGGTTATTATGAAATACCTTATAACTTAGAAAGAAATCCGTTAAACAGTAATATCTCTGAATTTACATTAGGCGAAGTAAACGATCATGTAGAAGGATTGATTAGCGAACTGGATGGTTTTCAGGGTGTACAGCCTGGTGTAAGTAATTTAAGAGATTTAGGTTACGTAGCAGAATACGGCAGAAAGTTTATTCAACATAGTGGACCTATCAATTTATCTATGTATAATTTAGTATCAAAAGATGCTAATGTTATTAAATCTCTTAGATTTGCTTCAAATGAATATCAAAAGTTTAAAAGACAATTTATACAAATTGCTACAGATGATTTTTTTGAAGGTACAGTAAAAGAACATGTAGATTATATTTTTAACACACTAAATGCAGACAAAGTTCAAACAATGAATTTTTACAGCACAGATATGGCAGGCACCGGCGGTAGTGTAAAAATTGAATATAATGTTTTAGACAATAGATTGAAAACATATTCTCTAAGTAAAGTATTTCTAAAAAATGAAATTAGTAATACAGCAGTTTATGTTTATATAAACGACGAGCAACTAATACATGGTTATGATTATAATTTTACTGATACAGGATTTGTTACAATTCTTAAAGATTTTGAAAACGGCGATGTTATTAAAATTGAAGAGTATGCAAATACAGAAGGAAGTTTTATTCCTCCTACACCAACTAAAATTGGATTGTATCCTGCATTCAAACCTGAAAAGTTTTTAGATACAACATATCAAGTACAATATGATGAAAACGGAGATGTAATTCCTAACACTGGTCCATTGAATGTTATTCGCGGACATGATGGCAGTATGATGATTGCCTATGATGATTATCGTGATGATTTAATATTAGAATTAGAAAAAAGAATTTACAATAATCTTAAAATTGAATATGATACAAACATATTTGATATTCACGATATTGTTGGCGGATTGAATAGAGATACAAAAATCTCAAAAAGCAATATTGACAATATTATTATTACAGATTTTGTAAAATGGTTGGATGTTGCAAAAATAAATGATTATACCGACAATAGTTTCAATAGATTAGACGCTAGTTTCACATATAACTATAGTAGGTCTGTAAATTTAAATAATCAAAATCTGCCAGGATTTTGGAGAGGTGTTTATATTGAAGCATTTGATACAGATCGTCCTCATACACATCCTTGGGAGATGTTAGGATTTGCATCGCAGCCTACATGGTGGGAAAGTGTTTATGGTCCTGCTCCTTATACAAGCAACAACTTGATACTATGGACAGATTTGCAAAATGGTGCTGTTAGAGAACCAGGTAAGCCAGTTGTTATAAAAAGCAAATATATTAGAAGCAAACTCCTAAGCCATATTCCGGTAAATGAAAATGGACAGTTACTATCTCCTTTAGAAAGCGGATTTGCTCAAAACTTCAGTTATTCTATACAAAGAAATATTCCTTTTAAATTTGGCGACCATGCACCTGAAGAAACTGCATGGAGACGCAGCAGTGATTATCCATTTGCATTATTAGTAGCAATGGTGCTATTACGTCCTGCACACACTATTGGTATAGGGTATGATAGATCACGTGTGGTAAGAAATATAGCAGGTAATTTTGTTTACAAAGATACCGATAAAAGAATTACTACCAAAGACATTGTGTTTCCAAAAATAAATGGAAACATCGCAGGCGGCTTAGTAAATTATATTTCTGAGTATATTAGTTTAAACAATGAGTTTACATATAGCAAATACATATCTAATATTACAAATATTAAAAATAAATTAGGATTTAAACTTGCAGGTTTTGCAAACAAAGACAAATTAAAATTAGTTTTAGACAGTAAAACACCTTTAAATCAAGGTAATGTATTTGTACCTTTTGAAAACTATAATTTAACATTTAGAACCAGTGCTCCGCAAAAAGTTGTTACTTACAGTGGTGTTATTGTAGAAAAAACAGGCAGAGGTTTTAAAATTTCTGGCTATGATGTAGCCTCGCCGTATTTTACATATTACAAAGCTATCGAATCTGCAAATGATCCTAATGTAAATGTAGGTGGTATAAGTGAAAGTTTTGCAACGTGGAGCGAAAACAAAACCTATATTGCTGGAAAAATTGTTCAATACAATGATGTGTATTATAGAGCTAAGGTAAACCATACATCTACAGATATTTTTGACGATACCAAATATACTAAACTTCCAAGATTACCTGAAATAGGCGGTGTAAATGTCAAGTTTAGAAAAAGATATGAAAGATTACCTTCTCAATTAGATTATGGCACAATTTTTCCAGATGTACAAACAGTTGTTGACTTTTTGTTAGGTTACGAAAAGCACATGATAGATGAAGGCTTTGTATTTGATTATTTCAATAAACAAACCGAAGCTATTGAAAATTGGAAATTAGCAGCAAAAGAATTTATGTTCTGGACAACACAAAATTGGGCATCAAGCAGTATTATTACATTGAGTCCAGCAGCAAATAATATTTTATTTTCTAAAGAATATTATGTTGTTGATGATGTGTTTGATAGTTTCTACAATTATCCAATACTAAATCAAAACAATAAAAAATTAAATAGAGCATTCTTTAATGTGTACAGAGACAACATAAACAATTTTCAGTTGACTTCTTCTGAGGATGGAATCTTTTTAATTAAATTACCACTAATACAAAAAGAACATGTTGTGTTCATAGATAATATAACAGTATTTAATGATACAATCTATAGTTTAAACACTGGTTATAGACAGCAGCGTTTAAAAGTTGTTGGATATAGAACTGACGAATGGAACGGTAGTTTAAATATTCCAGGTTTCCTATATGATGATGCTCGTATTACAGAATGGGAATCATATAAAGATTACACAGTTGGCGAATTGGTTAAATTCAAAGAATTTTATTATGCTGCTCAGTTTACACACAGCGGTACTGAAAACTTTGATTTTGATTTATGGTCACGTTTGCCAGAAAAGCCTGAAAATAAATTACAACCTAACTGGGATTATCGTGCAAATCAATTTGCTGACTTTTATGATTTAGATACTGATAACTTTGACGCAGAACAGCAGCGTCTTGCGCAACATTTAATAGGTTATCAAAAACGTAATTATTTGTCTAATATTATTCAAGACGATGTAAGCCAATATAAATTCTATCAAGGATTTATACAAGATAAAGGTACTGCAAATAGTATTACAAAACTTTTCGATAAGTTAGGTAGTGCTAATAAAGACAGTGTTGAATTATTCGAAGAATGGGCAATTAGGGTTGGCCAGTACGGCGCACTTACTAGTTTTGATGAAGTAGAATTTAAATTAGATGAAAAACAATTTAGAATAGAACCTCAGACATTACAACTAGTAAATCAAATCGATCAAACAAGAACTGACCTAGTATATCAATATCCTAGATCTGATGTTCTTATTGCTCCGTCAAATTATGACACAGGATTTTTGCCTACATTAAATGCGGTAAATGAATATACAAAAACAGCAGGATATGTAAAATTAGAACAAATTGATTTCTTAGCAAAAGTAATTGAAGATATTCTAACAGTTGATATTGCTTCTGTTGATATAGGTTCTTATGTATGGGTTCCTACAGATGGAACAAGTTGGAATGTATATAGACATGTGCTTGCAGATATTGCAGTTACTAGAGTAGAAAGCACTGATTTAGGTTTTAAAATGTATTTCAATAAACCTATAAATTTTGCAGAAGATTCTATTATTGGTGTGAATAACATTCATCCAGACATTGATGGTTTCTGGTTAGTAACAAATGTGCAAAGAAACATTATAGAAAATAATGATAGTTCTATCACGCAACCCAACATTGAAATCGAAACAGATAACCCTATTAGTGAAAGTATAATCAACGTTGAAGATAGTACACTAGGCATTGTTACTGAATTTAAATCTCGTAGATTTAATCAACCAAAAGATTCTAATTCTATTTTAAAAGCATACGACTTAAATCAAGACAGACTTTGGATAGATGACATCGGCGACGGTGTTAGTGCTGTATTTGATAATAAAATAATTCGCACTAAATTACAAAACATTACAGCGCCAGAAGAAAGCAGTAATGAATTTGGTAGAAGCGTATCTGCAAGTTACAATAACACTATAATGGCTGTTGGTACACCAGACTTGGATGATGGTAAAGTTTACATTTACACAAGAGCAAGCGATGCTCTTCCATTTACTATCAAACAAACTTTGTTACCCTTGCCTCAATATCATACTGGTGGCGATTTTGGTAGTAGCGTATCTTTAACTCCAAATGGTCAATACTTATATGTAGGTGCACCTACTGCAAGTAATGTAAAATCTAGATATAAAGGCGCTCTTGATCCATTACAAGAATACGATCAAGGTGATATTGTAAGCAGCAAAGGTGTACTATGGCAAGCACTTAGAACTGTAACAGTTGAAAGTAGTACGATCAATTTAGAAAGCCAGGATTGGCAGCGTGTAAATATTATTAAAGCAGATCCTGCTGCTACTGATTTAGGATATACAGAACAAGGCGTAGTTTATATCTATAAAAAGCTGATTGATAATAGCTTTGAACTTATTGATATAATTTGTAGTAGTGCTCCGGGCAATAATGAAAAATTTGGATTAGGTATTAAATCAGTCTCTCCTGGAGATTTTGATCATAGTTTATTCGTGAGAAGTTTAGCTGATAATGGTAGAGTTTATATTATAAACAATGGCGGAAAAGATGACATTGAGGAATATGCTTATAATATAGATTCAAATTATAGAGGCGAATGGCAAACTATTGCAAAATATATAGAAAATGAAATTGTATATTACGAAGGCAATTTGTATCAAGCAAATCAAACCGTGTTTCCTGGAAATCCTTTTGATACAAGTTTATGGACTTTGTTAGATACATTTGTAGATTACACAGGATATTTAACAAGCGATTTAAGCGATACAACTGATTTATATAATGAGGATAGTAGCGGTTTTGGTTTAGCTACTGATGTAGGTGTTACATTTGATATAAGTGCAAATGGCGAAGTCGTTGCACTGTCAGGTGTATTATCAGGCGACGAATATAGAGTTGCAATTTATAGAAAAGAAAATGATAGATATGTCTTTGCTCAAAATATTGACAGTCCAGTTGATGACGAGTATTTTGGCAATAGTGTATCTTTAAACAGTGTAGGAAATAAACTTGCAATTGGCGCTCCTAATTCTAACGAAAATGGTATTTTAAATGGTAAAGTATATGTTTATAAATTATCAAATCAGCAATTTGTATTAGACCAAGAATTATTTTCTCCAGACGGAGAGAAAAACAATCGTTTTGGTGTTTATGTAGACTTGGACGATTCACGTCTTGCAATTACTAGTGAGCGTGGAGATACAGAATCATTTGTAACATTTGACAATGGCGCAACAATATTTGATAATGCAGCTACCGGTATTGTAGATACTGTTGAAGACAACAGACAAATTTATATATTCGAAGACATTAGCAATCAATTGGTATATGCAGAAAAATTATATTCAGACACAGATATTACAGGTTCAAAAAATGCGTTTGGATATTTGAATAGAAATCATCTTTATCTTGTAGCGCCAGCACAGGATCTTACAATTATACTAGGTGATAGTACAAATAACAAAGGCATTATACAAGATTATAGAGCTAATATAAATGCAAACGCATGGACAATAAACAGTAGTGTAAATCCATTTGTTGATCTAAGTAAAATCAAAGGTGTCTGGTTATATGATACAAAAACTAAAGATCTTATTAGTTATATAGATTATATTGATCCTATTCAAGGACGTATTGCAGGCCCAGCAGAGCAAGAACTAAGTTTTAAATTATACTATGATCCAGCAGTGTATAACACAGGTTCAACAGATACTGGAGATAAAGATGTCTGGTCTACAAACTATGTAGGAAAACTTTGGTGGAATCTAAACACCGTAAAATGGTACAATCCTTATCAAGGAGATATACAATACAAAACTAATAACTGGAACCAAATTATTCCGGGATTTGATGTAGATGTTTATGAATGGGTGGAAAGTGATTACTTGCCAAGTGAATGGGATACAATTGCAGACACAACTGAAGGGTTATCAGAAGGTATAAGTGGTTTAAGTTTATATGGAGATGATACATATTCAATACAAAATTCATATGATCCAATCACTGGTGCAGCGTCTAGCAAATACTATTTCTGGGTTAAATCTAAAACAACACTACCTAACACATATGGTAGAAAAATTAGTGCTTTGGATGTAGAAAATTTAATTAGAGATCCAGCAAGTCAAGGATATAGATTTGTAAATCTATTTGATAGTAAAAACTTTGCGTTACACAATGTTAGAAATCTTATAAAAGACAAAGACACAGTATTGCACATTGATTATTATACAACTGATGAACAAATACAAAATATTCATAGTGAATATCAATTGCTAACTGAAGGTTTAGCAAGTAGCAAACCTAATAAAGATATAGTTGACAAATGGGTAGACAGTTTGGTAGGTTACAATGAGCAAAATATTCAATTGCCTGATACAAGAGTTAGTATTGCTAGACGTTTTGGTATTTTAAATGAACCAAATCAGAGTATGTTTGTAAACCGTAAAGAGGCTCTAAAACAAATTATTGAAAGAGTAAACGGTATTCTTACTGAATATGTTGTAGTAGATGAATTTGATATTTCACCATTGATGCAAGTTGATCCATTGCCTTCTAAATTTTCTAACCATTGGGACAAAGAAATTGAAAGCGAATCGCTGCTGAGATTTATTGGTACAGCAAAAATTGAACAGGCTGTTCTTACTCCAACTATAGTAGATGGACGTATCACAGAAGTTGCAATTACTAATCCTGGCAGAGGATATGTTGACAGTAACTACAACGGTGGTTCAACAAGACACGGCCCAACTGTAACCATTGAAGGTACAGGAACAGATGCAGAAATTAAAACATATATCAATAATTTAGGACAAATTACAAGTGTAGAAATTGTAAACAGTGGTAAAAATTATTTAGATAATACAGTATTGATTGTACGTCCATTTAGTGTTCTAGTAAAAAATGACAGTGACATAGGCGGCTTCTGGGCAATATACAATTGGATCAGCAGCACCGGCGAATGGTTTAGAAATCAAATACAGGATTATGATGTATCTCTTTATTGGGAATACAAAGACTGGTATGCTGAAGGATATAATGCAGAAACTGCTATAAACTTTATTATACCAGGTGCATATGCATTAGAAGGTACACCAGACAGAATTGGCAGTGTAGTAAAAATTGAAACAATTGGCACAGGCGGATGGTTATTATTAGAAAAGATTGACAATCAACCAAATGTAGATTATACTGTAAATTATAAATCTATTGGTAGACAAAATGGTACAATACAATTTAGTAGTCAATTGTACCAGAGTGATACTACTGGATATGACAAACTTATTTACGATACTAGTTTTTACGATAGAGAGCCTAGCGAAGAAATTAGAATTATTCTAAAAACAATTGAAGAAAATTTATTTGTAGATCAGCTTGAAGTTGAATGGAATAAGTTATTCTTTAGTAGCATTCGGTATGCTATCAGTGAACAAATTGATGTTGATTGGATTTTCAAATCTAGTTTTGTAACTGCAAAACACAATGTTGGTGAACTTGAACAAAAAATTACATACCAAAATGATAATCTTCCTAATTATCAAGAGTATATAAATGAAGTAAAACCTTTCAGTGCAAAAGTACGTGAATATATCAGTGCATATGAAAAAATTGAACCAACACAAACTAATGTAACAGACTTTGATTTGCCTCCAAGCTATGATCCAGAATTAGGTACAGTAGTTCCTGAGGCAATAAAATTTGTAAATAATCAATTGGTAAATGTTGATGCTGATGTTCTTACATATCCAAAACGTAACTGGTATGACAACGTTGGTTTTGAAATTAAAGAATTTGTAATTTACAGTGGCGGTAGTGGATATACTAATACAGCAAATGTTACTGTAAGTGGAGGCGGTGGCCCTACTTTAGAAGGTTTAGCTTACTTAGGCGGAGATAGTATCAGTTACATCGAAGTAAACACCACAGGTGCAAAATATTTCAACACTCCTACTGTAACAATCAATGGTAGTTTAGCAGAAGATGGCGAAGAAGCAATTGTGTATGCAATTATCGGAAACAACCTTGTGCGCAATACACACATGCGTATGAAATTCGATAGAGTTTCTGGCAATTACTTGTTTACTACATTAGATGAAACAGAAACATTCTTAGGCAATGGCGGATTGACAGAATTTAATCTTAAATGGCCAGCAAGTACACGTAGTGCAGATATTTCTATTACTGTTGATGGAGTTGACCAGCTTATAAGCGATTTTAGTATTTCTAATGAATTAGACAAAACACGTAGTTTTGAAAGATATACAGGAAGAATTACATTTACAAATGCTCCAGCTAACAATGCTGAAGTTGTAATAAATTATAAAAAATCAACCGAATTACTTACAGCAGCAGATAGAATCAATTTCTTCTATAACCCAACAACTGGTATGCCAGGTAAAGATCTTGCTCAGTTGATGGATGGTATTGATTACGGTGGCGTTCAAATGGACAGCATTGGCTTTGGCGAAAGTTTAGGCTGGGATTTACAAGGCTTTGGTGTAGATTTTGATACATTTGATACAGCAAACGAAGATGAAATTATTGTGTTAGATGGCAGTACTCAAATTGTCGAATTAGAAAAAGAACTTGAAGCAGGTGTTATTTATAACGTATATTTAAACAACGTAAGAATAGATGATCCTAGCTACCCTGCTCCTGGTGTAAATCCAAATGCTAAAATGGTATCTCCGGTAGGCGATGGTATAACAAAATCTGTTTTCTTAGACAGTGATGTAATTGTTACACAGCAAGACGATGTTGTCGTTGTACGTAAGAGCACAAGTGACGGATCGTTTACTCCTGAAAGCACAGCATTTGATGTAAGTTTACAAGGCGGTAGTTTTGAAAATACATCTGCTTTGGGTATCGATCCGGGTGAAATTGCTGTAGACGGCGACGGATTTGTTACTGAAACTACAAGTAAAGGGCCTGAAGAACAAGTTCCTGGACAAGTTTTAGATACACTAGATATGACAATTTACAATCGTGTAAGTCAAGGACAAGGTATTATTTCAGTTAGAAATTATATAACAGATGGAGTAACACTTGAGTGGGGATTTGATTTATTTCCTCAAACACAAAATACAATAATTGTTACTATAGATGGTGAAGTTGTAGCACACAGTGATTTAAATGTAGATTACGAAGGTAAATTTATTAGTCTAGCTGATAGTAGTGTAATTGATGCAGGTAAAAATTTAAGTATTCTAAGTATTGGAGCAAACGGTGTTGACATTATTGACAGTGACAATATAGTAGCAACAGGCGGCTCACGTACATTAGAATTGCCTATAAGATTTACAACTGATCAAAGCACATTTGTTACCTTAAATGGTGTAAAACAAGAGCCGGCTACACAGTATGGATACGATACTAACGCAGCAGGATTTGGCGTTTTAGAATTTCCAACTGCACCAGAAGCAGGCACAATAATTGGTTATACTGTATACAGTGATAAAATAAATCAATTTAGTGAAATGGTTATTGATAAAACTATGATTGTTGACGGAGATAACACAGTACACAGATTTGAGAATGATGTAGCAGTACCGTTTGTTAAAAAACCATATTCGCATAACATACTCGTACAAAGAAGCAAAGGATCTAGATTCTTAAATCCAGGATACAGAAAATCCTATATAATGACTGTACAACGTGATTATGATATTGATGCATGGCAGTTTGAAGATACAACATTGGTAAACAGCAGTGATGTTATTGTATACATCAACGGAGAAATACTAGAAGATATAAATTGGAACTATGATCCATTGAATGGTCGTGTTGAAATATTGTCAAACAACATTGGATTGCCAGGTGATAAACTAGAAATCTTTATTATTAGAGATGCAGAATATTTCTTCTTTAATACTACTGTTACTGTTGAAAATGGAAGTGCAATTGAAACTATTCCGCAAAATTCTAATGTATCATTTAGACTAACTGATGATAGTACAATTGTAAATGCAAAAGTTGAAAGTTTTAGATACGATGGTGTTGATGCTGTTGTAGAATTACAAGGTTATGTAAGAGATCTATTCCAACTGAAAAGTATCGATGACACACCTGAAATGATTTTAAATGATGACAGCACAGCAAACCTAAAATTATTAGATGTAAAACTAACTGAAACAAATACACTGTGTTTGTTAGAAGCACCAGAAGCATGGGAAACAGTAAACATTTATACATTTAGTAATCACGACATAAATGAGTTTGAAAGAAACAGTTATGACGTTGTATGGAATACAAACCAAGCACCAGAAGGCTCACAAGAATACATTGATAAAAACTTATTGTCTACAGGTTACGTAAAATTACAGCAACCTGCAATTAGTGCAAATTATGTCTGGGTGTTTAAAAATGGTATTATACTTGTACCGCAGAAAGATTATAAAATTGTAGATAAAAAAGACGGTATACAACTTTATGAAAAAGTTTTACCAAACGATAAAATTGATGTCTTACAATTTGCTGCACCTACTAGTAAACCAAAATTTGGATTTAGAATATTCAAAGATATTATTGGCAGATATCATTACAAGCGTCTAAATAATGATAATGAATATGAATTGCAGCAACCATTGAATTATTATGATCAAACAATTCAATTAAAAGATGCAACAGGAATTCAATCTCCTAACAGAGCAATAGGATTGCCTGGAGTGGTTTATATAGATAAAGAGCGCATTGAATATTTTGCAGTTGATGGTAATATTTTAAGACAAATACGCAGAGGTACATTAGGAACAGGAATAAAAGAATCTTATCCAGTGAATACAAAAGTAATTGGTCAAGGCATTGAAGAAAATATTCCTTACAAAGATGAAATTCATAGTACCAAATTTATTGGTGATAGCAGTACAAAACAATTCTTGTTGGATTGGACACCTACTAGTGTAAATGAATTTGATGTTTATTTCTTAGGTACCAAATTACGTAAAGATAGTATTACTACATTTGATCCTACAGTTGATCAAGACTCGCCAGAAGCAGATGTAACAATTGCTCCAGAATTTACAATGGAAACTATTCAATGGGGTTCGGAAACTAGAGTTGCAATAATTTTAGCAGATTACATTCGTGCTCCAGCAGATGGAGGAATAGTAGAAGTTGTAAGAAAAACAGGCAGAGTTTGGACAGAACCAGGTAAAACTATTGCAGATAGTGAAAATCAAATCTGCAAATTTATAACAGACAAAACAATATCGCTACCACGATAAATACAGTATAGGAACGGAATAAAAATATGATTAATGAACAAAGTGGTGTACACATTGAAGGACATATAAAAATACACAATCCAGATTCTGGACATGTATTTGTAAACAAACGTAATGCTATTCATTATGAAAATATGAGTATTAGCCTTGCTGAAAGTTTAGGTAATGCTGGCGAAGGTTTTATCTATGAAATGGCGTTTGGAAATGGCGGCACTAGTGTTGATCCTACAGGTATTATTACATACCTAACACCAAACAGTACTGGTACAAATGCAAGTTTGTATAATCAAACTTACACAAAGGTTGTTGATGACCGTTCCGTCAATAACGTAGACCCGCAGCGTAATAAAATAGAAACACGTCATGTAACTGGTACAAATTATACTGATATTGTTGTAAGTGCATTGCTCGATTATGGTGAACCCGACGGACAAGACGCTTTTGATACTGCTGCTGATACTGAGCAACAATTTGTTTTTGACGAGCTTGGGCTAGTTGGATATTCGCCAAGTGGTACAGGACGCTTGCTTACACATGTTATTTTTCATCCAGTTCAAAAATCATTAAACAGACTTATTCAAATTGATTATACTGTAAGAGTACAAAGTTTGAGTGGAGGTAATACATAATGCCATATAATATTCCGTTCACTGACGAGGCTAACAAAGGTAATGTTACAGTAGAAGATAGCAGTATCAATACAGAAACAAGTATGAAATTACCTGGTAGGCTTACCACAGACTATGGACAAAGTGTAAATGAAAATTTCCTACATTTGCTAGAAAACTTTGCAAATGCAAGTCCGCCTTCAGATCCAGTTGAAGGGCAACTATGGTACGATACTACACAAGATGTCGATCAATTAAAAATTTATGATGGTACAAATTGGGTTGCTGCTGGAGGTCTTAAAAAAGGCAGTTTTGAGCCAGAACTTGCAAACAGTGTAAAAGGTGATCTATGGGTAAACACTAGCACTAGTCAGTTGTATTTGTATACAGGAAGCGGCTGGTTACTTGTTGGACCAAACTACAGCGATGGAAATAAAAGTGGTGCTTTGGTTGAAGAAATTGTTGACACAGCAAGTGTAACTAGAACAGTAATAATAAATTATATTGAAGATATTCCTGTAACAATTTATACAAGAACAGAATTTTCTCCTAAAACACCTTTTGCAGGATATAGTAGCACAACACCGTTTAAAGTCGGTATAAATTTCAACAAAAGTTTAAGTACAGCAAAATTTAATGGAACAGCAGATTTAGCTGAAAATCTGTTGATAAGCGGTGCAACTATTCCTGCCGCAAACTTTATGCGTAATAATGTTGTTAACCAAGTAACAGAAAAATTACAAATTAAAAATAACCAAGGTATTGAAGTTGGCAATGCAAAAACAATAAGTGTTTTAGTTGAAGGCAACAATGGTATTATAGAAAATACTATACCAGGTGCACCTTTAGATATGCGTGTAAATAATAATGGTACATTTGTTGTTCCTTTAAGGGTAAAGAGTAACACAAATATAGGTGTAAACAACTTAAATCCTACAGAAAGTTTAGATGTTGTAGGCAACATCAAAACAGACAGTTCAGTAATAGTAAACGGAACGACCGAAAGTAATAATCCTACTACAGGAGCATTGAGAGTTGCTGGCGGAATTGGTGTTGCAAAAAATATAAATGTAGGCGGTAATGCAGTAATCGACGGAAACATTACAATGGCAAATATATTGCCAGACATTGCAAATACTAGAAATATCGGTACAAGTGTTTTGCCTTTTGACACATTGTATGCAAATAGAATCACTGGAAATTTAACAGGTAATGTCACAGGTAATGTAAGTGGTACAGCAGGTAGTACAGCTAAACTAAACAGTACAACTACATTTTCTATGACAGGACAAATTACCAGCAGTAGTTTTGTATTTGATGGACAAACTGGCGGTAGCACAAAAACTTTTGGTACACAGGCTGCTCCTGCAATAATTAGCGATCAAACAGCAGCAAGCAGTATCAATCGCACAACAGATGAATTACTTGTAAATCAAGGTGGAGTTTTAGCTAAAGCTACTCCTGCACAGCTAATTGGCAGCATTGATACAATGCCAGTTGGGACAATTATCATGTACGGCGGCCCTGTTGCTCCAACAGGTTGGTTTATATGTGATGGCGAAGAATACGATAGGACTACATACTTAGATTTGGCAAATGCTATTGGATTTGATCCTGCAAATAGCAGCACATGGTATTATGGAAATCCTACAACAGCAGGATTTTTTAAAATTCCAGATTTACGAGGGCAACTGCCATTGATGTCAACAGACAATAGTTTGTCTGGTAGATCGTTATCTGCTAATGCAATCTCAACAGGAAACTTAGGTAGTATAGGCGGTAGCACAGAAGTAACTATTCAGCAAGAAAACTTGCCTGAACACAAACATGATTTTGAGGATGGCGACGGCAATCAATACTATGCGGCCAGCACAGCAACATATACTGGAACAGATAGTGTTCCAAACAACGGCGATACATCCGGTGTTGGTACAAGACTAGAAACCAGTGGCGGAGTTGTTGACTTACAAAACTTGCCTATGAATGTTGTGAACCCGTTCTTAGCATTGAACTTTATTATATATCACGGAGTAACAGCATAATGGCCTATAAATTAAATAAGACAGACGGATCATTATTAGTAGAACTTGTAGATGGCAGATTAGATACTACATCCGCAGATATAAATCTTATAGGTAAAAATTATCAAGGCTTTGGTGAAAGTATAAATGAAAACTTTATCAAAATGCTTGAAAATTTTTCAAACACTACTGCGCCTAACAAGCCAATCGAAGGGCAACTGTGGTACGATAGGGCTACACAAAGATTAAAAGTTTATGACGGTATTACATTTAGAAGTACAGATAGTACAATTTATAGTTCTACACAGCCAGATGAACTTATTGAAGGCGATATATGGATTGACGGTAGTAAAGACCAGGTGTATTTTTGGAATGGCACAGAAACAATTTTGGTTGGACCACAATATAGTAAAACACAATCACGAACAGGTGATATAGTAGAAACTATAAAAGATACCCTAGGACAAAACAAAACAGTTATTAAAAAATATATAAATGGAAGTTTAGTTGCTATTGAAACAAAAGACAACTTTACTCCTTTTCCTAGTATTCCAGGTTTTACAGATTTAAAAGTTGGTTTTAATATCAACTCAGGATTTGGCACATATACATTTTTAGGATCTGCAAACAGTGCAAAACAACTTATAGACGATTTTGGCAATGTATATGATCAAAGTAGTTTTTTAAGTTCTAATAATAACAGTACTACAACAGGTAGTATTAGTATAAAAGATGATAACGGCCTTTTCTTAGGTGACGATTTTGATTTAAATATTAGACAGGATGGTGCAATCACTAATCTTAAAATGCAAAAAACAAATCAAGATTTTAAAATTGCATTTAATGGTAGTAATGATATTGCACAGAGTGTTTATTTTGATGCAAGTGAAAAACGTGTTGGTTTTTTCCAAAGTACATTACCTGCTTATACAGTTGATATTGCTGGCGATTTGCGTGTTACAGGAAACATTTTAGTAGAAGGTGATAGTGTAAGTTTAGATGTTGCAAAATTACGTGTTGAAGATCATAGAATAGAACTTGCAATACAAGATGATAGTACACTTATCAGTGAAGCAGATTTAGCAGGGTTAGAAAGTTTATATGGACCTGCAGGTATAGTTATTAGAGTTAGTGGCGATGATAAAGAATGGTCATTCCGTACTGGAACTGATCTTTGGACAAGCAGCCACGGTATTGCACTAGATTCGGTATACCACTCTTATCATATTGGTACAGCCGATGTATTATCATTAGATACATTAGGTACAAGTGTTGTAAACAGTAGTTTAACAACTGTAGGCAAATTGATACAACTTCAAGTTGGCGCAACTACTGATACAATGACAATTACTGAAGACACGATATCAACAACTGGCGGTTTACAAATTACCAGCGTTGATGATATTGAATTGACAAATCCAAAAAGAATTAAAAACGTTTTAGAGCCAGCAGATGATAATGATGTAGCACACAAAAAATATGTAGATGAAGCAGTGACATCAACACCAATTGTAATGGGTGTAGATATTACAGGACTTGGAACTACATACAATCCTGGAGCATATGGCGACGGAACTTGTGATGATGCTTTGGTTGTAAAAATTGCAACAATGTTAGCAGAAATATCACCGCCTGCTACAGAAAGAAATGGAACGACTGCAAAAATTCATGCATACTATTATGAAGCAACAACTGATCCAATTGATGTACAAAGCGGAATAGCTAAAACACTTGTACCAGTTGACAGCGCCGGTGTACAAAACATAAATGTTGTTGGAGACTTCGCAATTAGTGATCCTACAGCAACAGTGAATCTTACAGTTACAAGGCGTGTAATTACTATTACAATATCAAGTGGCCTTTGGGACGTAAACACAGGTGTAATCAGCACATCAGCAGTATAACGATAAATAACATAAGCGAGGAACAACAATAATGGCATATATTGTAAATAGATTTAACGGTACACAACTTACTGTTGTAGAAGATGGTACAATTGATCAAACTACAGATATTAAATTTGTAGGTAGAAATTATAGTGGATATGGTGAAGTTCAAAACGAAAACTATCTTCATTTGTTAGAAAATTTTAGTGGTACAACTGCTCCAGTTAAAGCAATTGACGGGCAAGTTTGGTACGATGCAAGCACTACAAAACTAAAATTTTATACAGGCAGTGCTTGGAAAACAGCAGGTGGTACTGAAGTTAGTGCAACTGAACCAATTGGGTTAGACGAAGGCGATCTATGGTGGAGTAGTTCTAGCAACCAATTGTACGGTAAAACTGCTGCTGGAGAATTTATTCTTGTTGGTCCTCAAAGTGCTGGTAGCGGTACAACACAAATGCTTAGTGTAAACGTTTTAGATAATGCCGAAAACGAAAAAACAATTATTGTTGCACTAATAAATGACGTATCTGTTTATGTTATTTCAAATGAAGAATTTACCCTTGCAAATTTACAACCTGATGGTGTTCCAGCTTTAACTGGTTTTAGTTTAATCAAACGTGGTATGACACTGGTAAACAGTGCTACAGGGTTGACACAAAATAACTTAGGCGATTACATCAGTGCATCAAACAATGAACCAATTATCTGGGGCACAGCTAATGATGCACTTAGATTAGGCGGAACATTATATAGTGATTATCTAAAAAAATCGGATTCTATTACTTTTGGTGATGCAGGATTTACTGTAGGTGATAGTAATGATTTAAGAATTAAAATCGAATCTGATAACCAAGCTAAATTTGAAAACAAAGGACCAAAAATTGTTTTTGAAGCAAGTCAATCAGGTGAAGATCCAACACCTATTGTTAGCGTAAGGAATGTTGCAGGAGAAATAAAAGGTTTATATCCTGAAGCAGATGGGGTATATAACATTGGTAGTTCTAGCGAAAGATTTGCTGAAATACATGCAACTTTATTCAGCGGTACAGCAACAAAAGCAACTACTGTAGATGTAGCAGGTACAGGACGTAGTGCAAGCACAGCAGCAAGTGCAAATACTGTAGCAATTAGAGATGCAAATGCAGATCTTACAGCAAGATTCTTTAATGGTACTGCTACAAAAGCACAATATGCAGACTTAGCAGAAAAATATACTACAGAAGAAGAACACCCTGTAGGTACTGTAATGGCGGTATCTGCACAAAGATTTGTAGAAGAAGCAGATGTTAGTGCAGAAACAAGACCAGCAAGATCTAGTGATTTAGCAATTGGTGTTATTAGCGAATATCCAGCATATTTAATGAATGCCGATATTGACGGGCAGGCTATTGCCTTAAAAGGTCGTGTTCCGGTGAGATGTACAGGTGTTATTGAAAAAGGCACGCCTGTATATGCTTGGGAAAATGGTGTATGTACAACAACAGCAACTAGAGCACTAGTTGGAATAGCATTAGAAACAAATCTAGACGAGGGTGAAAAATTAGTTGAGTGTGTGCTGAAAGTATAAGTACAGTAATGGAGATCACATATGCCAGAAATTATTTCAGCAGCAAGATACAATGAATTACAAGGTAGAATTGCAGGACTTTTAGGAATAGGTAATTTAGATAAAGGATACAATCAAACTGTATCTTCTAATTCTGAACCAGTAAAAACAGAAGCTCAAGCTGTTCATATGAACGCATTGTACACCGATTTTGAAAAAGTTTATATTCATATAAATGGCACTACTCCTACAACAATTTCAACAGTAACAACAGATGATGAAATTACAGAGGCATTATATAGTGCTTACGAAACTCTAATTACCAGTTTAGAAAATGATCGTTTTGTAATACATCCATCGCAAGCATCTGCAGAATCAGCAGGTGTAAACAGTATCAAAAACGGAGCAGCATCGCCATGGGGCGGAACTGCAACTCCTCAACAAGTAAATCATACAATAGATGTAGGTTTTGCAAGTGCAAATGAGCGCAGAGCATTTTTTAATGCTGGAGGACAAATACGCTTTGATGCAAGTTTAGATATCAGTGCTGTAGGCAGCGCAGATTTAGCAAAAAATCAAGACTGGCAGACAATGCTTTCTAATAGTGGACAAGTACAGTTTGGTAGAGCTGCAACAACATCTACTGGTACAGGCACAGGATATGCTATAGGTAATGAAGACTTGACATCGAGTTATCAAACTGTATATTTGAAAGAAGGTGACCCAACAGGAACATATTCGGAAAACAATTGGTTTGTACAAGCAAAAAATAAAGATTCTAGTACAATAACATTTGATATTGTGTTTTGGGATAGAGATGTAGGTTCAGGCGGCGCTGACGAATACGTTGCTGGTATACTTACAAGTGCAGTTTCTCATTTAAGAGCATCTGGTACATATGTAAATAATGACGCACCTGCATATAACAAGACCAGTGAGTTATGATTGACAAATGTGATAATTTGTATTATAATATTTAAAAGAGGAATGTAAATGGCTGTAAATACCCCAATATTGGCTTCGCATTATAATGCAATAAGAGAATTGGTTGCTGGTAGGCTGGGCAATGTATCGGTATACAACGACTATGGCAGTTTAAGTACCCCCCTTACAACATTTGGCGGCTATGGAAGAAATTTTTCAAGTAATAATGTAGTAGGTGGAAACACACCTGGTGTAAGTGATACTGTAACAGAACAACAGCATTTTGATCTATGGCTTGATTTGCAAGCAGGTCATAATCATTGCTTTGGTACTCTTGCTACTGATATTTCTCCAACTGAGTTTGAAGGTCAACTAACATATCCTAGTGATGTTGATATTCCTAATAGAGATGCAATTGCTTGGCAGCATAAATTAGATTTAGATACTATTGCTGATACTGTGCTTACATTTAATCATGCAAGCACAGAATTTCCGTCGACAAGTTTTACAGGATTAGAACCATTAGAAACATCAGGCGGTGTAAGTACATCTAGTACTCGAACAACGACATTTGGTGGTAGCAGTGATGCAGCAAAAATTATTACTCACGAAGTTACAGTTGATTTTGGAAGTCATAATAATTTAATTTACTATCTAGCTGCAGGCGGTGAATTTGCATTTCAATCTAGTGCAACGGGTGGCACAACAGGTACTCCTTATACCAAAGACTGGGACTGGGCACAGGTACTAAGTGATGCAGGCACAGTACGTTTCCGTAGACGTAATCAAACAGATTGGATTTGCGAAGCAATTGCACCTGGAAGTGGAACAGGATATAGTGGAGCCAATATTGGCAGCGGTACTACGTGGACTAAAATATTTGAAAAGCAAGGCGGCGGAAGAGCCAGCGGCAATACAGGTGGAATTCCAGTATCACAGATTTATGATGATAACTTTTTTAGAATTTATGCTAGAACTAATACTGCTCTTTCAACAGCAAGTAGATTGCAATTTAAAATAGAATTAGACGACGGAGATACTGGTACAGGCTATCAGGTAGAAGTTGGCGAACAAGGTGCTCCAACTGACGAAAGTGTTACAGCAAATATTACAAGCACTGTTTACACAAAAACTCCTGCAAGCACTTTTGTATATGACGGTGTAACATACAATGGCATAGTTTTAGATGTCCCAACTGGAACAAAAGATTCCGACTTTTAATTGACTTTTTAAAAAAACTACTATATAATACTAGCATATAGGAGATTTATATGGACGAACGTCTGCAGAAAGCATTAGACCACAGCAATTACATGATTACATTAAACAATCAAAAAAGATTGTTGACAGAACAATATAGAGAAAATCTTGTGTACTATTACAATGGTGGACAATTTACAGTAACCCAAGAGTTAGTTAGTTTTTGTCAAAGTTTAGTAAACATGGAACAATCTGATACAATTCTAATCGACGACAATGATCTTCCTATTTTAGTAGAAAATTTAGATAAATTTACAAGTGAAATATACACAAAATATTTTGAAGCGTCTAACAAATATTTAATGGAATACAACAAATTAAAAAAAAGTAGAACTGTAGAAAGCATTGTTAGTGTATGACAAAAGGTATTCTGTTATTTGCAAATAACAATAGGTCAATAAATTATGTAAAGCAAGCTGTTTTCCTTGCTAAACGTATACGCAAGTATATGAATTTGCCTACTAGCATTGTGACATCTATAGAACTCACTGACAAACAAAAAAGTTGTTTTGATAAGGTAATAGCACATGCTATTGATGAAAAACAAACTACAGACAAAAGACACCACGACGGCGATTTGTATAATAAAATTACAAGATTTTACAATTACAATCGTGCAGACGCATATGATTTAACTCCTTATGATCAAACAATTGTAATGGATACTGATTTTATTGTTAGTAATGATATTTTAAATAATTGTTTTGTACAGCAAAAAGATCTTTTGCTATACAAGGATGCAACTCATGTTGGTATTCATAATGGTACTAGTGAATTTTTAAGAGTAAGCGACACTAGTGTAGATTTTTATTGGGCTACTGTATTCTTTTTTAGAAAGACAAATGAGACAAAAATTTTCTTTGATCTAATTAAACACATTTCAAAAAACTATATGCATTATCGTAGTATGTATCAATTCCGAACAACTGTGTTTAGAAATGATTTTGCATTTAGTATTGCAATACATATTATGAATGGATATCAGCAAGGTGATTTTGCTGGAAAATTGCCAGGAACTAAGTTCTATAGTATAGATAAAGATGTGTTATTTGATATAGTTGATGACGAAATAAAAATTTTAGTGCAAAAAACAAATAGATTAGGCGAATATACTGCTGTAAAACTAAAAGGTAGTAATTGTCATGTAATGAATAAGTTTAGTTTGGAGAGAATCATTGACAACCAATAATTTTACAATGCTTGCTCAAAACAGTGACTTTGATTATATTAGACAAGCATATCTTGCTGCAATGAGTATAAAATCAACAAATCAAAATAGTAGTACCTGCCTAGTTACAAATGATCCAGTGCCTACAAAGTATAAGCAAGTGTTTGACCACATAGTAGAAATACCTTGGGGCGACCACGCTGAAAAGGAAGATTGGAAAATAAGCAACAGATGGAAAATATATCATGCAGTACCTTATACAGAAACGGCTGTAATTGATACTGACATGCTTGTTTTAGATGACCTTTCTTTATGGTTTGATTTTTTAAAAACTTATGATCTATTTTACACAAGTACTGTTACTACATATAGAGGTGAACAAATTCCAAAAGATTCGCATTATAGAAAAGTATTTTATAATTTTAATTTGCCCAATTTATATAACGGATTTCATTACTTTAAAAAGAGTGACACAGCACATGAGTTTAATGATTGTTTAGAATTAATTACTAATAATTGGCAACAATTTTATATGCAAGTTAATAATTCTTTAAAGCACCTACCTCATCCTAGTATGGATATGACAGCAGCAATAGCAAGTTTAATAATGGATAATCAACATTTAATTACCAATAACAAAACTAGATATCCCAGTTTTGTACATATGAAACCAAAAGTACAAAATTGGCAGGAAAGATTTTCCTATAGATGGCAGGATAGATTAGGTGTTTACATCGATGACGATCTAAATTTAAAAATTGGAAACTATAAGCAATCGGGTGTGTTTCATTATACGGAAAAAGATTTTGTTACAGGTAAAATCATTAAAAAGTATGAAAAATATTTAGGAATATAATATGAATCTAAAAAGATATGTGTGCTTTCAAGATGACGGAACAATCTATAAGGTTACTAATGCACCTGATGAAAGATTTAAGAATTTAGAATTAGACTTTGCCGAAGTTGAAGATTTTATAACTGGTAAATTGAGTTTATTAGAACACAGAGTTGAATTTGACTTTGTTACAAAAAAATACAGCATAAAAAGTTTAAAACAAGTAGACGAAGATAAACTTATGTGGGCATTTTTGTATGAAATTCCAACTGAGGAACCCGAAGAAAAACAAATAATAATTACAAAGAATAACAAAAACAAATCTTGGCACATTATGCTTGATGATAAATTCGAATTAGAATTATTAGATCAAAAAATGTCAATTGATTTAGCAAATTATTATTTTAGTGTTACAAAAAAAGACGATCCAAATGTTTTGTATAAATTATTAAAATTTGACAAAGGAAATTATTTGCCTTTTACTGACGAGTTTGAGTTTGACGGAACACAAATTTCTGTGTATACTACACGTAGATTTGATTCTTATTATTACGAGGAAATAAATGACTAACACCTTTAGAGTTGTTGACTATGATGTAATCTATCTTAGTTACGATGAACCAAATGCAGAAAAAAATTATGCAGACTTAGTCAGCAAATGTCCTTGGGCTGAGCATGTAAAAGGCGTAAAAGGCAGCGATAGCGCACACAAAGCCGCAGCTGAAAAATCTACTACAGATAGATTTATTACAGTTGACGCAGACAATATTATAAATGCAGATTTTTTAAATCAAGCAATTGATTTTGACGAAAACACAGACCTTACAAACAAGGTAATCAGTTGGACTGCAAAAAACATTATAAATGGTCTTAGTTACGGAAATGGTGGGCTAAAGTGTTGGCCTAAACAACATGTCTTAAACATGCGTACACATGAAAATGCACCAGATGATAATCCACATGCCCAGGTAGACTTCTGTTGGGATACACAATACATTCAAATGAACGGCACATTTAGTACAATACACAATAATGCTACACCACAGCAAGCATGGCGTGCTGGCTTCCGTGAAGGTGTTAAAATGGCACTGGATCAAGGTGTACGTCCGGATTACGAAGGCTTTAAACGCAATCATTGGAAAAATCTGCATCGCCTTTACATTTGGTTAATGATCGGCGCAGATGTTGAAAATGGTCGCTGGGCAATATACGGTGCTAGAGAAGGTTTGTACAAAACAATGTGTACCGATTGGGATTATGTAAATGTACGTGATTTTGAATATCTAAATAATTATTGGAAAGAAAAGGGAAACTTAGTCGAAGAAGATATTGAATATTACACTCAAGAATTAGGCGATAAACTTATAAATGAATTAGATATTCCTATTGCTGCTGATCCATTAGATGCAAATCAGAGTATGTTTTTTAAAAGTGTGTATCAAAATCCTGCAAGAGATAATAGCAAACAATTTTTAGATAGAGAAGTATAATGGAACGCAGCGAAAGCGAAGAAATAAAGCGTATTGATACTATTACGCAGGAAATATCACCTACGTTTTGTTTTGCTAAATGGTATCATGCTAACATATATTTCCAAACAGGTGAAACACACAGTTGTTATCATCCAGCACCGCACAAGATTGATACAGCACCATTATTAGAAAATCCAAGTGCAATACATAACACAGCACAAAAGAAACAAGAACGTGCTGCTATGATGCGTGGTGAACAACCTAGTGGTTGTAATTATTGCTGGAAAATTGAAGCAATGGGTAAAGATTATGTTAGTGATAGGAAACAGCGTAATCAAACTATATTTTTTAAGCACAGATTAGCAGCAGTGAAAGAAGGCGGAGCAGAGTTTGACGTAAACCCAGAATACTTAGAAGTCAGTTTTGGAAACGAATGTAACTTCCGCTGCGGATATTGTCATCCTAAAGCAAGTAGTAGATATTATCAAGAAATTGCTCAACACGGTCCATATACAAATGTAAAAAATCATAGATGCGATATTGATTGGTTTCAAATTTTTGAAGAAGAAAACAATCCGTATTTAGATGCATTTTGGCGTTGGTGGCCTGAGCTTAGTAAAGAGCTACATATACTGCGTATTACAGGCGGCGAACCTACAATACAAAAAAGTACATACAAGTTGTTTGATATGCTGGATGCAGATCCTAAGCCAGAGTTAGAATTAAACTGCAACAGCAACTTAGGTGGTAAGCCAAAGCAACTAGAAAAGTTTACTAACCGTGTAAATGATTTGCTTACAAACAATAAGATTAGACGATTCAAAATGTTTACAAGTATTGATACCTGGGGAAAACGGGCAGAGTATATTCGTGATGGCTTAGACATCAAAACATTTGAACGTAATTTGGATTACTTTATGCGTAACTGTGAAGCGCCTATGGTGTTGATGATTACATTTAATATCTTTAGTGTTACAACATTCCGCACACTGTTAGAAAAAATATTAGAATGGCGTGCAAAATACAATGATGTAGAAACACACAGATGGCAGCGTTTGGGTTTTGATACACCACATTTAAAAGAACCGCTACAATATGACATAAACATACTACCTAAAAACTACATGAGTTATATGCATGATCATTTACAATTTATTAAAGAAAATGTAGATGACAATCGCAAAGATGCGTTTAGCACTATAGAATATGAAAAGTTTAGACGTGTAGTAGATTATATGGAAACTACTGAATATCCATTGGATAAAATTATTCAAGGACGCAGAGATTTTCACAATTTCTTTACTGAACAAGACAAACGCCGCGGCAATGATTTTACCGCAGCGTTTCCTGAAATGTCGGACTTTTTTGAACTTTGCAGAAAATACGTTTAACTAAAAAGAGGAATGGCTTGTTCTGCTTCTGGCCATCTTGCATCTTTTAGCAATTCGTACAAGCGATCTACATCGATACGATAAAATGTTTGAAACGTACCTTTGTACTCTAATTCAATAGGGTCTTTTGTTACACCAAGTTGATTAGTGAAACGTTTTGTCCATACTCTATGAACACGATTTTGACTGCCTACACCACCTTCGTGCGTACTAATGTAAACTGGTTTATCTCTACCAACATGTTCAATGCAAACTGGAAATAACATTTGCAGTGTATGATGGTTTATTGGTCCCCACGATCTAGGAGCATAAACTCTATTACCGTCGATATGATCTCTTACTAGACAAGTTCTAGCACCAATTCTGTAAGCATCCTTACCTAGTATACCTAAGCCTTTTAAACTATGTACAACACTATTACCTACAATTTTATCGTTGTAGTAAAGCAAAAACAGTGTTGCATCTTCGTATTTTGCAATATAATCAATAAGCATTTCTTTACTACTGTTATTGTAGTATCCATGCTTTTCGGCATCTACAAACCATTGTGTTAGATCCTGTGATCCGTCGTACGCTTCAAATCTATACAAATTCTTGATTCCTAGAAATTTTACGTAGATTGTCATCTACTTTAATTTCATTTACTTTAACGGGTTTGATTTCATAAGCACATTTATGTTGTTTGGTAAAGTTTTCAACATCTAACTCGCCAGTGTAATACACAACACATTCATGAGCAACTTTTCTACACAATGCTAAACTTGCACCATTTTCAATAGCAACTTTTTCAATTTGTTCTGGATATACCCTGTCGCCGCAGTTTTCCATTTTGAATGCATTGTATCTTCTTCCAGACAATCTAAATTCATCTGCGCTGTTAAATTCTACAAGATCGCCGCTGTCCCACCATTCTGTTTGTTCTTTGTATTTGCAGTAAAATTCAGTACTGCCGTCATCGTGTTCGACAAATTTAAAATCAATATTTGGATTTATATCACTAAACTTATACACGTCTTGACGTTCTGTGCTCATAATAACAGGCGGTACTTCTGTGCTGCCGTAGCCTGTATTTACTTGTTGTGCTCCGCGAGCTCGTAAATCTTCCATTAGTCCTGTAGGAGTGATATCACTACCTACCTGCATTTGCTTCATACAACTTAAATCTAAGTTTTTCCATTTCTTGTGTCTATGCCAGGTTTTCCAAACATTAGGAAGTATCAACATATTTGTTGGCTGTACTTCACTAATTCTATCCGGTAGATTAGCAACTGTAGTTTCAATAAATGTGTCGCAGTTTGCAACGTGACAAGGATACAAGCTCATACTTGTAAATCCAATGCCTCGTGGATTGTACAATGCCATCATGCTACTATTGGAGTCAAGCATAAAATATTCTGCATTGTATTCTGCAACTTGTCTCATTAGTTTTTCACTGTGTTGATATGTTTTTGGTTTGCCTGTTGTTCCACTTGTACTAACTGTAATATTCCAGTTATCAAGATAATTGATAACAGATTCTCTAACATGTTCGTTATCGCTTTTTAAATATTCTACGCCATCAATGTAGATCATACTGAAAGAACCTCCAAATTTCTAGTGTTTTAATTATAACATACATTTAGTGTAAGTCAACCCAAGAAGTGCCATTAAATCCTTGGAATGTGTTACTGCTACTATTGAAAATAATCATTCCAGCTTCGGCAGTTATTTCATCTCTTGTTACAAAGTCCATAGGATCTGCTTGCATTACAGGCACAGTGAGTACCCCGTTACAGAATTCAAGTTGATGTTCGTTGTTTGGATGGAATTTATGTGTATTAGTTGATGTTCCTACTACAAATCTCGAAGGTATACCAATTCCAGTTTCGCTTACATCACCTGCAACAGTGAATCCCATACCGCCGGCAACAACCATTTCGTTTCCGTTATATGCATGAACGTGAAAGCCACCGATTAAATCTTCATCACGCACTGCTTGTTTTGCATCAACATCGCCTCTGTACGTATGAGTTTTAATTTCTACACCGGCTGTATCTATACGTGTAAGTTTTGATTCTATTGTAAAATTACTTGCATTGATCTGAATATCCTCAACAGGATCGTTATGCATACCAATATTTAGTTTTCCATTTACTGGATGTAACACACTACCGCCAATGGTATCTGCACTTAAAACAGTATGAGCAATATCAGTTTCGTCCATGTGAATAAAATTACCATCAAACTGACCTCTTATGGTTGCTGGTGCAGTAGGACAATCTGGGTCTAGTTCGTCGGTGTGTAATTTAATAATTTCAGTGCCATTGTAGTGTATAACATTTGCTCTTAGTGCAGTTTGAGATCTGTCTGTACTAGTTAAAATAATAGGACCTTTGGCAATGTCTGTCTCATCTGCTGGAAATGGATTACCGACGCCGCCATACCATTCCCATTGTTGGAAATGTTCATTCCATGCTGTAAGACGTGTAGCAACATCTTCGCCTTCTCTTACTGCAAGTAATTCTCCTGTAACGCTACCTGTAAGATTACCAGTAACATGACCAGTAACATCACCTATTACATCGCCTGTGTGTTCTCCTACACTATTACCAAAAAATTCACCATATGAAGTACCATTAAAATCGCCACTAAATGTACCATATACAACACTGTCTGTTGTAAGGTTACCATAAACATCTCCGTATAGGTCACCGGTAAAAGTATTTGCTGTGATTGTTTTACTAGCAGTATCAACCATTATGGTATTATCTGAAGCAATCACATTACCACTTAGAGGACCAGTAATTTTACCAGTCATACCGTCTATTATTTTAATAGCGCCACTGTTATCATACACACTACCAAATACATCTGCTTTTAGTGTTTGAGCAGTTGCATCAAATACAATATTGCCTTCGGTGTCTTCAATATCGCCTACCATAGGTCCATAAAGTTTTCCAATAGATACATCAACTTGTACCATACCTAAATCTGATACTGTATTTGCTTTAATAGTTCCTTGCCAACTATCTACGATAATCGATTCGTCTGCACCAACGATATCTAATCTATATGCTTCACCTGGTATAAAATCCGCCATGTCATCCTCCGCTACATTATTTATCTATTCTGTTCTTGACTTAAAAGTTATATTATCATATAATTACTGTATGTATGATGTTTATTTTATAGGCGATCCGTCTGAAAAATTATTTTTAGATTTAAAGCAATCTGTTCCTACGGCTAAATGTGCAAGCACTGTACCAGAAGCAAAACAAAAATGTCTAACCAAGTTTGTTTGGATTGTTTATAATAACCTAATTGTAAAATATGATTTTGAATTTGATTATGTGCCAGACGATTATAGTCAAGACATAACACACGTTTTTTTAAATGGCAAGTTTTACGACGGTGTAGCATTGATGCCAAAAAACAGTCATCACGGACCAGGTGAATTAAAAGCACGTTTTTATATCAATAAAAAGTTTGTTGAGATACAAGCAAGCAAACCAGTTGGTAGTGAATTTGACAAAGTTTTTATAAGTTACAATGAGCCAAATGCTGACGAAAATTATGAACGTATACTAGAACGTTTTCCAGATGTAAAACGTATACATGGTGTGAAAGGTATTCATCAAGCACACATCGCCGCAGCAAGTTTATGTGAAACAGAAATGTTTTGGATTATTGATGGTGATGCACAACTAACAGATTATTTTAAGTTTAATCATATTCCTGAACATCATAACAAAGAAGCAGTGCATGTATGGCGTAGTTTAAATCCAGTAAATGGGCTAGTATACGGATATGGCGGTGTAAAACTTTTTCCTACAGAAAAAACACTTATGATGGATACAAGCAAACCTGATATGACAACAAGTATAAGTAATAAATTTGTAGCAATGGATAAGATATCTAATGTAACAGCATTTAATACTGATCCTTTTAACACATGGAAGAGTGCTTTTAGAGAATGTGTCAAATTGAGTAGTAAAATTATTGACAGACAAAAAGATGAAGAAACAAATAAAAGATTGAGAGCATGGTGTACTTATACTGAAAATGATCCTCCTTTTGCAGAATATGCGTTAAAAGGTGCTAAAGCAGGTGCTGCTTATGGTGCTCGTCATAGGAACAATACAGAAGAATTGAAACGTATCAATGACTTTGACTGGTTAAAGGAAAAGTTTGATGGAAATATTTGAAATACTAGATAGATTTGAAATATTAAATGTAGACAATGAAAAAATTAGCCTACTACGCCGGTGCTATAACGATAAAGATATCTATACTATTTTGCAATTAGCAAATAAAGAAGAACTAAGCAAAGCTATTGTAAGTAAAAGTCCGCATAGTGTGTTTAGACTGGTTGATAACAAACGTTGTGTTGGCGATATAGAAGATTTACGTAAGGCAGTATTAGAAGAAAACCTTCGCAGTTTATTTAGATTATTACCAGGAAATGAAGATTTACGTAAGGCAGTATTAGAAGATAATATTTACAGTACTTTTAGACTAATCGGAGATGAAGATTTAAAAAAACTAATTACTGATGACAATATATGGAGTTTGTTTAAAGTATTAAAAAGATATACCGATAGTTATTTTGTGAAAGCGTTAAAAGATTTAATTACAAATGATATCGAATTTGATAAAGATTGTTTTAGCCAAGGACAACTAAAAAGCAAAATTTGGTTAGTTGATACATTAAAAGATTTAGATGTAGTTTTAGGCACAGTATTTTTATGTGCTGGTTGGTATGCTACATTGGCTACAATGTTATTTGAAAGTAAATTAAAAATTGATAAAATTGTAAGTTTTGATATCGATCCTAATGTTTGGAAAATTGCCGAAACGTTTAATAAAAAATGGGTGTTAGAGGATTGGCGTTTCAAGGCATGTACACAGGATATATTTGAAATTATGTTTGATGAACATATATACGATGTAAACAAATCAGACGGAACAACTGAAAGACTATGGGGGTATCCTAACACAGTTATAAATACCAGTACAGAACATATCGAAAATTTTAAAGAATGGTATGATTGTATACAAAAAAATCAATTAGTAATACTACAAGGAAATGATTATTTTGAAATAGAAGAACACGTAAATTGTCACAAAACTTTAGATAATTTTAGTGCTAGTGCGCCTATGTCTAAAGTTTTATATCAAGGCGAATTACAATTAGACAAATATAAAAGGTTTATGAAAATTGGATATAAATGATTTAACGTTACGTGAACTTCAAACAGAAAGTGCAAGAGCTCTAAGCACAATGCAAGCAACAAACAATAATATTTGGCAGTTTAACAAACGTGCGCATCACAACAGCCAAAATTGGTACAAGGCAGTTATTGAATGGTATATTGATCAGTATGGCAATTTGCCTAGTAAAACTGGCCCTGGTAAAGATGTAAAGTTGGTGCTTGATGTATAGGTATGAAGACATAAAAACTATACACTTAGAAAATACACAGAACTGTCAAGCCAGTTGTCCTATGTGTGACCGCAATCAAAATGGCGGTGCATTGAATCCACACATTGATTTAAGCGAACTAACACTGGATGATTGTAAAAGAATATTTGAACCAGAATTTATTGCACAATTAGAAACTATGTATATGTGTGGTAACTTGGGTGATCCTATTGTTGCACGGGACACACTTGACATATTCAAATACTTTAGAGAACACAACAGCAAAATGTGGCTGAGTATGAATACAAATGCAGGAGCAAAAGATGAAACGTGGTGGCGTGAATTGGCCAAAGTCTTTGGTAGGATGGGTGCTGTTATTTTCAGCGTGGACGGTCTTAGTGACACTAATCATTTATACAGGCAGGGTGTTGTCTGGGACAATGTAGAACGCAATATGCGAGCATTTATAGATGCAGGCGGTAGAGCACGTTGGGACTTCCTAATATTCGAACATAATCAACATCAAGTCGAACAAGCAGAAGCACTTGCAGATGAATGGGGATGTGAAAGATTTATTAAAAAGAAAACAGGCAGATTTGTTACTGCCAGCAGTGAAAAGAAAGAATCGCATCAAGCAGTGAATCGCAAAGGCAAAGAAACACAAAAGTTAGCAAAACCAAAAACAGAATTTCAAAATGATGCAATTAAACAGTACGATAACGTAAAAAACAAACACGGTAGTATGGATGCATATTATGATCGTGCAGAAATACAATGCAAAGTAAAAGATGAAGGCAACTTGTTTATCACAGCAGAAGGACTTGCTATGCCTTGCTGCTGGACAGCTGGGCGTATGTACAAATGGTGGCACAAAGATCCTAAGGTTGAACAAGTATGGAATTTTATTGATGCTATAGGTGGTAAAGAAGCAATTAGTGCTAAAACACACGGTTTACGTGCAGTGTTTGATACAGGTATATTTGACAACATAGAAGCCAGTTGGAACAAGTCAAGTTGTGCCGATGGCAAATTAAAAGTGTGTAGTATGAAGTGCGGTAAAGAGTTTGATCCGTTTGGAGCTCAATTTAAATGATACGTAAAGTTGAATTAGAAATTACCAGTGATTGTAATGCTGCATGTCCGGGCTGTGCTAGAACTTTAAACAAAGACTTGTTACAAATAAATTCATTTACGTTGCAAGATTTACAACGTATTTTTCCATCAGATGATTATAGTGATGTTGAATTTAAGTTTTGCGGTGTCTTAGGCGATCCTATATTAAACAAGGATTGCTTTGCAATGACTGAATATCTTTTAGAAAGAGGTGCCTATTGCGAATACAGTACAAACGGAGGTTATAATAAAGAAGATTGGTGGAAAGAACTAGGAAAACTTGCTACAAAGTATTTAGGAAAATTGCATGTGCATTTTTGCATAGATGGACACAAAGAAACTAATCATATATATCGTGTAAACACTAAGTGGAATGTTGTAGAACGTAATATTACAGCGTTTGCAGAAACTGCACCCGAAAAACATGCAACATGGATTTTTATTGAGTTTGATCATAATGAAAAAGATTTAGTTACTGCCAGGGCTCACGCTGCTGTGTTAGGTTTTGACTTTGCAACTAGAACAGGAATGCGTAATAGTTATCATCAATGGTTATCACAAGTGGGAAAGAAAAATTCAAAAGAAACAAAAGTAATTACTACAACTGGTAGTAAAGAACACAAACAAAAAGAAATTGCAAAAGAGTTAGATAAATTTATTCTAGAGTACAAAACAAAAAAACAACAAACTGATAAAACCAAAGTAACAGAAATTGTAAGTAGTATTACTTGCAAGTACATACATGAGCAAGAAATTTTCATTGCTAACGATTTGAGTGTATGGCCGTGTTGTTTTTTATGGGACAGTTTTTTTAAAAATTCTGAAAAGATAATTGATAAATTAAATTATTTTGATAACGGCTGGAATAATTTAAATCATCACAGTTTAGAAGAAATATTAAATCATAGTTGGTATCAAAAACTATTGGAAGCAAGTTGGACACCAGGACATCCTTTACATTTGACAAGATGTATTAAAACTTGTGCAAAAAATAAAGCATATCATAATGAATTGTATTACATTGAAACAAACGAAACACGTAAATAATCATATCATCATAAACTACGCAGATAATTAGGTAAGTACAGTATGAGCAAAGTATCGGATACATTTTGCATCCTTCCTTGGGTGCATCTAAGCACAAGACCAGACGGCAGTATGAGAGTGTGCTGCACAGCAAACGCTAGTAGTGTTGGACCAACCAATGACAAAGAACACGGCGGACAAGTTGGTATTCTTAAAACAGATGATGGCAAACCTAACAATTTAAATGTTACTGATTTTCAAACTGCATGGAACAGTGAGTATATGAAAAATGTACGTAAGCAAATGATGAACGGCGAAAAGCCTCCTAGTTGCTTAAAGTGTTATAAGGAAGAAGCAGCAGGACATAATAGTAAGCGTATGTGGGAAACTGCATATTGGAGCCAGCGTACAAATGTAGATGAACTTATTGCAAACACAACAGAAGATGGAGAAGTACCACCGCAACTAGCATATATTGATTTGCGTTTTGGTACAAAATGCCAGTTAGCATGTGTTATGTGTAGCCCGCATGATAGTTCAGGTTGGATAAAAGACTACAAAAAGATCTTTCCAGAAGTAAAAAATGAATCGTTAAAAGAAACGATGCAATGGCAGGATAAAGGCAGTACTAATGGCAGTAGTTATAACTGGCACAAGCAAAATCCTGTGTTCTGGGAACAGTTTTATGAACAGATGCCAAATATGCAGCAAATTTATTTTGCAGGCGGTGAAAGTCTTATTATTGAGGAGCATTATGAAATACTTGAAGAAGCAATACGACAAGGTATTGCAAAAGATCTTGAACTACGTTATAACTCAAATGGAGTTGAATGGCGAGAGGATTTATTTGATCTATGGAAAGAATTCAAACTGGTGCGTTTTCACTATTCGGTAGACAGTATACACGAAATGAACGATTACATTCGTTATCCGAGCAAATGGAAACGTACAGAAGAAGTATTTCATATACTAGACAAAGAAACAAGCAATAACGTAGAAATTACAGTTGCTTGTGCAGTACAAGCATTGAACATTTATTATTTGCCAGACTTTATAAAATGGAAACTAACACAAAACTTTAACAAAATCAATATGTGGCCATTTGGTGCAGGAGGAATTAACTATCACTTTGTTTACCATCCACCACACCTCAATGTTAAAGTATTACCAGAATGGTTTAAAGCAGAAGTACGTAAAAAGTATGAAGAGTTTTATCCTTGGTGGGAAGAAAATTGGGAACTTGGCGTACCTGTTTGGCACAAAGGTAAAATCACAAAAGAAATGTTTGATGCTGCACCTTATGGTATTAAACGTCTTAAAGGAATGTTATCATTTATGGAAAGTGAAGACTGGAGTAGACGTTTGCCAGAGATGCAGGAATTTTTACAAAGATGTGATGCTCAACGTGGTAACAGCTTTGCAGAAGTATTTCCTGAGATGAAGGACATATTTGATGGACGATAAACATTATCTTGACTATTTAGAATCAGGTTATAAAGATGAAAAGTTTGTAAACACATACGAACTTCTATTTCGCCCTTATCCTGAGATACATAGAATAAATGGTTTACCTGTACATTTTGATCCAAATGCAAAAAACTTGCTGGTTAGTTTAAGTGGTGGTGCAGATAGTAGTATCCTAACTTATATGCTTTGTGATTACATAGAAAAGAATAATTACAATAATAAAATTTATTGTATGACGCTTGTACGTTTTTGGAAAGAAAAGCCTTGGCTTGCTCCTATGGCAGAAGATGTGTATAATTATTTAAAGGCACGTTTTCCAAATATTATACAAGAACAGGTATGGGGCTTTTTACCGCCAGAGTTTGAAGATGTGCCTCTTACACGTTTAGGCAAAGAACATATTTTTACAAAACTACCAAGAGAAGCAAACTGTGATGTGTTATGCACATTAGATTTTCAAGAATATGTAATGCATAGGTATAAGATTGATTTGATTTATACAGGTATTACAATGAATCCTCCGTTCGCTACTGAAGACGAACCTACATTCCGCAATGAAGAATATATGAAAGACAATTGGGATTGGGCTATTAGCGGCCCTGCTATCAATCCATTTGGACTATTACGCAAAAACTTTACAATGGCACAGTATCATAATTATAATCAATGGGACTTGTTAAAACTTACTAGAAGTTGCGAAGGCGATGTTGCAGAGTTTGGTGAAGAATACAGACACAATAGACAATATCCACCAGAGTGCGGACACTGTTTTTTCTGCCAAGAAAAGCAATGGGGTTTGGATAATTGTAATGGCTTCTTATTGGAGAACATATGAGTTTACCTTGCTACTACACAATAGGTGGATTGAACTTTAAAAATGGCTTTGTAACAAGTTGTCCGCAGCAGCATGAAAAAATGCAAATACTAGATGATGCTTGGTTACCCAGCGAGTTTTACAACAACGAACTATTCCGCAAACATAGATTAGAAATGATGCGTGGTGAATGGAGTTTTGGTTGCGATATGTGCGAGCATGTAGAACGTGATCGTAGCGGCAAAAGTATGCGGCAAGAACAAGAAGCAGATCTTACACATTATAATCTAGAAACTGGAGAAGTAGATTTTGCAGGACTTAAAACTGTAGAAATACGTTTTAGTCATAGTTGTAACATGGCCTGTTTGCATTGCAGTCAAGTGTTTAGTAGTGGTTGGATGAAAAAACTCAAAGGATATGAACCTGATGAGGAAGATCACAAGCATCAACTTCACCAATTAACTGGACGTATGCACAGATCATCTGTTGACGACGACTTTACAATGCAAATTAGTACAAAACGTGCATTGGAAATTGCTGAGGACTTAAATAAAAACTTTCCTAACTTGGAACGCATTGATTTTGCAGGCGGAGAAGTACTATATCAAAAGCAATTTTTGCCCACATTAGAAAAACTTAGTGAACACCCAAACGCAAAAAACATAAAAATTATATTCCATAGTAACTTCAATGCAGATTTTGATCCAGAAGCCCTAAGTTTTCTCTTGAAAAAATTTGGATATTGTAATATAATGATAAGTGTAGATGCAGGACCTCGCTTGTATCCATACTTTAGGCAAGGCGATTGGAATAAACTTAAAGAAAACATAGAAAAATTCAAAGCAGTTGATAACAAGCACAGTCATATAAACCTAGTATGCACTACAAGTGTATATCAGATAATGGAATTTGAAGATGTTATGCGTGGATTCTTATCACTTGAATTAGATTACATAAATTGCAGCATTGTTTACACACCTGCATATTTAAATCCAAGTGTAATGATGTTAAAATTTAGAGGTCCTACTTTAAACGAAATTGAAAACGCTAGGAATGCTGTAATTAAAATAGATAAAGAACGTAGAAGAAATATACTTACAACCAAAGAAATGTATAATTATGTTTGGGATGAAGAAATAAAATACGGATGGTGGACTGATATTACCAGTGCATTACAAGCCATTGAGCAAGTACGAGAATATGTTATGAAACACCAAGCCACAAATAAAGATTATCAAGCATTGTTAAAGTATATTCCTAAATCAGATACATTATGGAATCAAAACTTTAATGATCATATACAACGTTTTAAGTTTGTAGACGGAGAACTAGTATATAATGTATGAAGTAAACAATAGTCTTTATAAAAATATTGCTGATAATGTTTTGCTACATACTGTGTCGCATCTAAGCATTCCTATAGACGAAAAATGGCAACGTATTGGTGTAAATTTAAGCGGTGGTGCAGATAGTGCATTACTTACATATTTACTTTGTAGTATGATACAAAGATATAACTTAAATACTAAAGTTGATGTTATAACATATCAACGTTGTTGGGAAACAAGACCGTGGCAAGGCCATATTTCTATGCAAGTTTTTAACAAATTGAAAGACTTGTTTCCTTACATTATTGAAAACAGGTATACAACATATATTCCACCAGAATTAGAACACGGAGTTATTGGTCCTGTAATAGACGGACGCAGCGGCGATCAAATCATTGTTGGCAGTTTCAACAAATTTGCTGCATGGGAATACAACTTGGATGCTGTTTATAATGCAACTAGTAAAAATCCTGATGATTTGCGTGAAGATCGCATGACCAACAGAGACAAAGATGCTGAAGACGGACAACTAACTGATTTGTGGTTTTACAGCGGCAAAGTAAATGCAACATTTGTACACCCATTTAGATTTGTTAAAAAAGATTGGATAGTAACACAGTATTATATACACAATATATTGGATTTATACGAAACCACACGCAGTTGTGAAGGCGATATAAATCATCACGATGTTGTAAAAGACGCTTGTGGTCATTTTAAAGATTATCAAGCAGGTATGCATATACCAGAATGTGGCGAATGTTGGTGGTGTGAAGAACGTGAATGGGCAAATAAACGTGTAGGAAGTTTAATAAAGGAAATAAATGATTATAACAGGTAACAAGGATGTAGGCGTTTCTGCTGCATTAGCAAAAATTTATCCAAACGCAGAGTTTATTAGTAGAGCAACTGGATATGATTTTGGTAAAAAGTTAGATATGGAACGTTGTGCTGAAGCAGTATTGACACATGACGTTTTTATCAATTGTAGTGCTTTGTTTAGATTCAATCAAACGAGTTTGTTAGATATTGTCTACAAAAAATGTGTGCTAGAAAAACATAATTGTCATATTATCAACATAGGTAGTACAACTGACAGAGTAAAAAAAGGCGGTGCTTGGCTGTATAATGCAGAAAAGAAAGCACTCCGCGATTACTCTAACACATTGGGATTGACAGGTGTATGGGCAAGCGGTCCTAAAATTACATATATTAGTTTTGGAACACTAAGCAATAATCAACAAAAACACCCAGACAGAAAATGCATGGACATAGATGTAGCTGCGAGCTACATTAAATGGATTGTTGATCAACCAAAGCATTTAAATATAAATGAATTGAGCATAGATCCTATGCAGCCGGAAATGTGGTATGAATAAGATACCTAAACATGCATGTGTTATGCCATTTCATCATATGGCTATGCGCCCAGACGGACAAATCTTTCCTTGTTGTGTGTTTAAACAGGAAGAAGTACCTGAAGATTTGAATGTTTCGCACCCCGATCCATTTAATCACGAATATATGAACTGGTTAAGACAAAAAATGCTCAACGATGAGTATGTGCATGGTTGCAATAAATGTTATGAAGATGAAAAACACAGTGCTAGAAGTATGCGTACTGATTTAATTGCACCCTGGGGTGGTGATTTTGGATTACCTAGCAAAGAAGAAGGGTTAGGGCGTGTAAAAAAACTTACAAACATTGATTTAGCATTATCTAACGTGTGTAATAACAAATGCAGAATGTGTATGCCTCAATTGAGTACGCACTGGTACAGCGATGCAAAAAAATTAGGAATGGAAATACCCAGAGGTGTCGTTACTGATAACACAATTGTAGATTCTTACGACTTGAGTGACTTGCGTTTTATCAAAGTACTAGGCGGAGAGCCTATGATGGAGCAAAAGAAACTTAAAAAAGTATTAAAAAAATGCACACTTGAAAATATAACAATATTATTAGTAACAAATGTTAGTTTATTGCCCGATGACGAATTATTAGATTTGTTAAAACAGTGTAAAAATGTAAATATTGATTTAAGCATTGATAGTTATGGCAAATTAAATGATTTTTTGCGTAAAGACAGTGATTGGAATAATGTTGATAAAAATGTGCAATGGTACAAACAAAATTTTAACAATATAAATGTACATAGTGCTATCAGTATATATAATGTAAACAAATTACACGAAATAATTGATTACTGCAATGATAATGAATTATACCATGAATGTGTTGTTGTAGATGGCCCGCAATGGATGCAACCTAGGAATTTACCAAAGCAAATTAAACCATGGATAAATGATTATTTAGAAAATCTAAATAAAAAAGTTCCTGTAACCTATAAAAAAATTATAAATTTGTTAAAAAATGAAATGAATGTAGAAGGCGATTTTGGTTTGTTTGTACGTAATGATGCTCAATTAAATAAAATACGTGCCGAACATTGGATAGATAAAAATCCTGAACTTTGGAATAAAATAGAAAAACTAATTACACCGGAGTTATTTTGATGTCTGATACATTTTGCCCTATACCGTGGATATTCCAAGCAGCTAGATCTAATGGAGATATCCGTGTATGCTGTCAAGCAAACATTACAAAAAATCAAGGTGTAATTAGAAAGTCAGATGGCACTGCATATAATGTTGGTGTTGATAATTTAAACGAAGCACGTAATGCAGATTTAATGAAAAATGTAAGATTAAATATGTTATCGGGTAAGTGGAGTGAAGAGTGCGGTCGTTGTCGTAATGAAGAAGAAAATGGACTAAGCAGCAGACGTCTATATGAAGAAAAAAACTGGCCAAATTTTACCTTACAAAAAGCACAAAAAATTACCAACAATTTAGGCGAAATTGATACCGAAAAAAATCCTGTACAATATTACGATTTGCGATTTGGTAATTTTTGTAATTTAAAATGTAGAATGTGCGGTCCAACTGACAGTGATACGTGGTATGAAGATTGGGAAAAACTTACAGGTAAAACTACTTACAAAGAAACTAGCGGTGAAGTGCAGATATATCGTAAAGGAAACAAACTTGTATCTGATGCATATAACTGGGTACATAATGACAGTTTTTGGAAACAATTGTATAGTAATGTGCAAAACATTGAACATGTTTATTTTGCAGGTGGCGAACCGATGCTAATAGATAGACACTATGATTTTTTACAACATTGCATTGATACTGATAGCGCAAAAAATATTATTGTTGAATATAACACAAACATGAGTACATTGCCACCTAGAGTAATCGATTTGTGGAAAAACTTTAAACAAGTCCGAGTTGGTGCAAGTATAGATGGATATGGCAAAGTTTTAGAATACCAAAGAAATCCAGCAAAATGGAATAAACTTTTAAAAAATCTATATACATTAGACGGATCGCCGCCTAACATAATGGGATGGCTTGCCTTTACAGTTACAGCATATAACGTAAACCATATGATTGATTTTATGAAATGGAAACTTACAGAGAGTGGTTTTAAAAAATTAAATTGCTTTAAAGGAAAACCTATAATCACATTCCATATGGCACATCATCCTAAACACTTAAATATCAGAGTGTTGCCAGATGATTTAAAAAAACACATTGAAACAAATTTTGATAATTTTGTAGACTGGATAGAAGATACAGATTTACCAGATAATACAAAAACAAAGGCAAAGGGTATAAGAAACAGTGTAGTAAGTTATATGACTAGTGAAAGTTACTATAAAGAGCATTGGGATTATTTTAAAAATTATACTGCTACATTAGACAAAATTAGAGCAGAAAGTTTGTTAGACGTAGAACCGATATTTAAGGATTATATATAATGAGTTTTGATACAGTTGACCTACTTACAGGTAAAGTATTTCAAGTTACTTGGGATTTAGGCAGACGTTGTAATTATGATTGTAGTTATTGCCCAGCACATAGACATGATAATTTTAGTCCTCATGCAAGTCTAGACGAACTTAAAAGTGCAGTTGATTTTCTTTTTGAATATATTGATGTTTATATGGAGAAAAGAAGTTACAAGCATACTAGCATAAGTTTTACTGGTGGAGAACCAACAGTAAATCCAAACTTTATTCCTTTTGTAAAATATTTAAAAGAAGAATACGAAGCTAAGTATCAAGATAAATGGGCTTGTGGTTTTGCACTTACAAGTAATGGTGCAATGAGCGCAAAAATGGCTGATGCAGTAATGGAAAATTTAGGACACATTACAGTTAGCTATCACGCAGAAAGTGATAACAAACTTAAACAACAAGTGCGTGATAGAATAAAACAGTTTCATGATGCTGATTATAGTATTAGTTGTAATGTTATGTTTCATGCTGCTTACTTTGACGAATGTAAAGATTTATGTGATTATCTACACAATTTAGGCGTAAAATATGTACCAAGAATTATTGGAGAAGAGCCTGACAGTAAAAGTAATTTTGCACATATGTATACTGATGAACAATTAGATTACATGAAAAATTACTGGACATATAAAAATGCAGAATTAAACGAGACACAAGAAGAAGCAGCACAACTTAGCAATGCTGGAGAAAAGACTAGTGAAAAGAAAAAACTAGGTATGACAATCGGTAGACCGTGTTGCGGTAGTCGAGAAATGTGTTTGAGTTTGAACGGCGAAAGTAGAAAAAGCACATTTGTTGATTTAAGAGAATTTAAAGGTTGGCATTGTAGTGTAAATTATTTCTTTTTACATTTAGAACAACAAACTGATAGTGTTTTCCATCATCAAACTTGTCAAGCCCGCTTTGATCAAACACGAGGTCCAATTGGTAAAATTAGTGAAGGTGATAAAATATTAGCAGACCTAAAACACAAACTCAATACAAATACATTACCTACAATTATTTGTCCAAAGCACACATGTGGATGCGGACTGTGTGCGCCTAAAAGCAAATACATAGACAATTATAATAAAGTGATGGAAGGTCATCTAGAGGAATGAATGTAATAGATCCTTTTAATGTTTTTGAAATACAAATAGATGTTACAAGTTATTGTAATAGTTTTTGTGGTGCGTGTGTAAGAAACATTAAAGGCGGTGCAGTCAATCCTTTAGTAAAATTGCAACATATAGATTGGGACGTTTGGCAGCAAGTTTGTGATTTTGCTGATAAAACTAAATTAGAAAAAATTAGTTTCAACGGCAATTTTGGAGACATATCAAGTCATCCAAAATTTATTGAAATGTTAGAATTATTATATGATAAACCAAATCAAAATGTTAGATTAAATATACACACTAATGGCGGAGCAAGATCTAAAGACTTTTGGATTTCTTTAGCAAACATTGTAAAGAAATTTCCGGGAAGTGTGGTTACATTTAGTATTGACGGATTAGAAGATACAAATCACATATATAGACGAGGTGTAGATTTTGGCGATATTATGAAAAATGCTAAAGCATATATAGATGCAGGAGGTCCTGCTAGATGGCGTATGATTGTATTTGACCATAACTTACATCAGTTACAGGAAGCAAGTAATCTAGCAAAAGAAATGGGTTTTATTGCATTTAGTTTAAATAGAAGTTTTGATAACAGTATACCTGTTGTTGAATACAAAGGAATGCCTGCTGGACTAATTACGTCTCCTAATAAACAAACTGTAGATAATCTACGTAAAGATGTTGAATGGGCCGAAGATGAAATAAAAAATAATGATAAAAAGACTAGCAATAGTACAGAAGTTTCTAAACCTGTTTGCCCGTGGATGAAAGATGCCAGAATTCAAATAAATCAAATGGGAGAAGTATGGCCTTGTTGTTATTTTAGTATGCATACTGGTAGGGCAAATGACCGGAGACGTTTTGTCTGGCTTGATGAAAGAATAAGTGAATACGGTAGTAATTTTAACAATTTGAATTATTATAATATTTTTGAAATATTAAATCATAAATTTTATGAAGAAGATTTAGAAGATAACTTTTCAAATAGATTATTGCCTTTATGTACAGAAAAGTGTGGTATATAAATGAAAATAGTTTGTGTAGGTTGTAGTTATACAGATGGTTGGGTAGATGGTATTATGTCTTTTAAAGACACCTACCCTTATAAATTATTACAATATTTTCCAGATGCTACTGTATACAACTTAGGCATTGGTGGCGGTAGTAATTATCTAACTTATAGATTTATGGATCAGGCAATTAGTTATTATAAACCAGACATAGTAGTAAGACAAATTACAACACAGAATAGATTTTTTGCATACAACATGGAAAAAAAATTAGAAAATAAAGCCTTGGTAAGGCATGCTACAAAAAAACCAGGTGAAAACTATTACTTGATAAACAGAAACACTTTTAAAAAAGATTGTCAAATTTTTACTTTGTCAACAATAGGCAAAGGTAGATTATATAACAGCAGCACTAGTGAAAAAATTCACAAGATGTTTTTTAAATATATTCATCCAGACATTTTTTACGAACAAGACAAGGCTTTTTTATTAGCAGGAGATGCAGTATTAAATAACTTCAAAGGAAGACATGTAACATTTTCTTGGTTTGAAAGAGACATACATTTAGATAATCCGTGTATAGAGGATACAATACAGTTTAAAGACAAATATGTTTTAGATAAAGGTTATCATTTTACACCTGAAGGTAATGAAGCATTAGCCGAAAAAGTTTATGACATGTTAAAAGAGAAATATAAAGAATGAAAATTGGAATAGTTGGTAGCAGTCATAGTTATGGATATAATGGAAAAGGTGCAAAGTTGACACCTAGACTTTATGAACAATTAAATGAAATGATGCCAGAACACGAATTTATATGTAAAGCAATGTCTGGTCGAGGAAGTGAATTGTATGCTAATCGTATTATGCATTTAGTTGAAGATTACCAAGTAGATGCAGTTTTAATTGAAGGAATTACCAACAGAGGGACACGTTATATATACAATGGTCCTTATTGGCCTACACCGTCTAAACCAAATGTAAATTTTGAACGCTTGAAAAAAGATTATATGACATCTTATAGTCCTCTATGGTATGATGGAACACTTTATTCAACTACTGTTGACTATAAAAATGTAGATTATATACCAAAACATAAATTTAAAATATGGAGCGATGTTAATCAACTTCTCCACGATGATATGGCAGCAGGTACAATTGCTTGTATTGATTTACACTATGCTAGAAAAATATGTCAAATGGCCAATGTTATTGATATATGTTGGACTGTTCATAATGGAACACATTTGCCAAGTGATCATCCTGATATAAAAAGTGTATACCATTTTATCAAACTTCAAAAGCATTACGATCCTAGAAGGGTAAAATCTTGGACAAATGATGGTGTACATATGAATTTATATTGGCAAGAAAAAGTGTTAAAGGAATACATTATTCCAACAATTAAACTAAGATTAGGAGAAATAAATGTTTGATATTGTAAAAGATTACAATAATATTTTAGTTAATTGCAGCGGCGGCGCTGATAGTTCTATTATGTTATTTGAACTGATACGAACACTCGAAGAAAACAATATTAAAGATAAAAATGTACATGTGCTAACATTAGGACATGCACGTAAAGATAATTGGAACCCCCAGGTTGCACAGGGTGTAATTAGATTTATTGTTGGATACTTCAAAACATCTTTAATAAGAAAGCATCATATTTACTACTATGATTTGCCTGAGCCGGAGTATTTTACAGAAGCACAACTCGAAATATATAAACTTCATAATATTGATTTACAAATGAATGCAACAAGTATGGCGCCTAGTAAAGATGCTACAATAGAACTGAACGGTAAAACTATTGATATTGTAGAAACATGTCCTGTAAAAAAACGTCAAGATGGATTTGAAATTTTTAGTGAAATGGTGCATGATAGTAAAAAAATTCCTCCTCAGTACAGACCCTGGGGACAAATGACTAAGGATCAATTGGCTGAAATATATAAACAACATAGCCTAGTAGATACTCTATTGCCTCTTACACGCAGTTGTGAAGGATTAGCAAATGTAACAAATAACTATTCTACAGTATGCGGCGATTGTTGGTGGTGTCATGAAAGATATTGGGCATTTGGAAAATTTTAAAACATTAGTGCTGCATGGTACAAGTCATACAGTGCCTGAATTTAATCCATTTTGTGAATTAATTGCAGAAAGATATGAAGTTGAATCATACAACTATGGTGTAGTTGCACTAGGAATAGAAAGTTACTTTTCAAGGATACATGGCATTATAAACAAGCATCAAAATGAAAATATTTTAATTCTAGCAGAAATACCAAAATTAGGACGTTACCAAGAATACAAACGTAAAAAAGATATAAAATATAAGTCGTGGAGTATGGTTGATAATTTTCCTAAATTTTGGGACTATCGTTTGTTTAATTGTTTCATAGAATATTACAACATATCAAAATTAGATGCAGGAATGACTACTTGGGACAGGGTGATTGAAAAATCTTTAATGAAATTAAAAGTAAATAGTATTAGAACACTAGAACAAGAAGATCTTATTTCAAAAATAGTAGCGTTAAACGCCTTTATAAAAAGTAAAAATCATAAAGTTTTATGGTTTAGTTTTGATAACTATCTCATAAAAGACAAACGTGTAAAAGATGAATTTAAAATGCATGACGTTGAACTTATAACCCACTATGTGTTGGATAATAGGATAAGGAGATTGTATAATTATAATGATGATTCTATATATAAAAATAAGAAACTTTATGTTGACGGCTTTCACGCATCTCCTATGGTATGGGAAACTCTAATTGAAAATTACTTTTATGGTAAACTAGACAACTTATTGACAAAAAAAGAAAGATAAAGTATAATTAAACATGACTGAAGATTTAAAATGGTCAAATTATGACTTTACAAAACTACCCTTTGATGATATTGTCAGTGTTGGGCAGCGTACTCTACTCTACCGCGACATATTCACAGTCAGTTGGCTCCTTGGACGATTCTGTAACTATCGTTGTAGTTATTGTTGGCCTTACGCCCGCAGTGACCGTAAAGACCACCGTCCTACAGAACTATGCTTACGGACCATAGATGAAATAAAGAGACAGGCACGTGAAAACGGATTTAATAGTTATCATTTTAGTCTTAGTGGCGGGGAGCCTACTTTCCATCCTGGCTACTTGGATATTCTACAGCATCTGGCTGATGACGTAGACAACACCAACTATACTAGTGTACACATGACATCAAACTGTAGTCGACCAATGAGTTGGTTTAAAGACTATGTAGAACGTGTAAAACCTTTCCATAGAGCAAGTATTACAGCAAGCCTACACACAGAACACTTAAATACTGTAGAAAAAATGCAAGACTTTGCAGACAAGTTGATACTGTGTCAGGAGCATGATGTACAAGTTACGATCAATATGGTTATGGTGCCAGACTGGTTTGAACGTGATTGGGAAAACGCTTTGTTCTTTCATGAGCAAGGTATCAACGTCACCCTTAAACCGCAGTCCGACCCTACGGCGTCGAGAATCGTTGAAGGATACAAAGAAGAAGACTTGAAACGTTTATGGAACGGTATGCCACAACGTGCATATACAGAAAGTAAACGTGTATGGGCAGAACGTCCTAAGCCTAAATTTGAGATACCTGTAGATGCAATGCACAAGCCTGATGCAAGTGTTCCGTGGCACTTCCAAGTAGAGTTTAGAGACAAAG